TCTTGGCACACATCGTCCACTAGAACATTAGCTAGTGCCGACCAAGTTTCACACCCATGATGGGCATACTTATGTTTGAAAATATCCTCACTGAACTTGGATCGGAACATAGGGTTTTCATTAGAGCGGAAATGTGGCATTAGCTACTCCTCTTCGTTAGCGGTATCGTGGACATGAAGCATGATAATAGCATAGTGGATGATCTTGAGCAAGTCCTTACGGTTCTTTCCATCCTTTTTTCCATACCTTTTCCAGTATTTCAGGATGTTCCCCATACAAAATCCTTCGCCATAGTCAGCGTCTAGGATCGTGTCAGTTGCCTGATACTTACTGGATGCGTAGTGTTGCGAGTAGGTCGCGTCTACGTAGTCCTGAATCTCATCGAGATACAGGTTCTCATCGAACTTGTAGGCTTTCATTGTTACCTCTAGATGTTGGACAAGATAGAGTTGATTTTCTTTCTTGTGTAGTCTATTTCTTTGCTGCGTATTACCTTGTACGCAAAGTTTCGTGTGTACTGCGGATCAACACCTGCCATATCACACACTGTTGTAAAGTCTTCAGCAGTTACGCCCACACTGGCAAAGAACCATGCTTGTGCATGTCTCCTGTCTAGCTTGGCGCGTTCAGATTCATTTGTTGTTGATGGCTTGGACGCATCAAGCAACGCCTGTAGAATAACTGTCATAAATAAGATACGTTCAGGAGATGTGTTCTCCTGCATGTAGTCTTCAATCTCAATAAAAATGTCTGTCACTGCAGCCATTCCTCTGGAATACCATCAGATAGTTTGCAGTAAAGGAAGCCGTGCTTCTCACACCATTGAGCGTAGGTCTTTCCATTTTGTGCCTTGGTAAGCTTCTTGTTTGGGTTGTCAAACACAAAGCGTATGTCAAGGTCTGGATGTGCCTCTCTAATTCGTAGATGCTTTACCCTGTCGTGAGCCTTGAACCATCCCTTGACTTCAAGATAAACACCATTGGGTAGCAAGAAGTCAGGCGTATAGTTTCTAGTTGTCACGACAGGGTACTCAATACGCTCTGTCTCGTATTTGATGGCAACACCAAGCGTGAGAAGATACTCAGCTACAGTTACCTCTGAACCCGACCTAAACTTTTTATTTTTTAGTCCCCTTTTTGAAGAACGCTTCGACGGCTTTCTTGGCATTAGTCGAAACTATCCATAGGAATTTCCTCAACGTCAGGCTGCTTTTGAGTTTGGGTAAGGTAGCGGATACCGTTTGAATAGTTGAAGGCGCGAAGTCCTTGACCGTTGTTAGCATCACTCCAACAAGTTCTTTTAAAAGAACAATATACGCAGCCAGTATCAAGGCGACGATTGCCAGATTTACCATCAGGAACATCGCTATAACACCTACTGGGAGGAGAGCTATGTCCAACAACTCCACGAACTTTTTCAATCCGTTCTTCAGCATTAATCATCTCCAGATCATGTATGGGTAAGTAGGCAATCTCACCATTGGATTTATCAATGGCAAGGAACCCTGCCTCTTTTGCATCTTCAGCTTTGGCATAGGAAGAAATCTGTGCGATATACCCAAACGGATCGTCAGATGCTAGGTGTCCGTATTTAAACTTCCTGAACCCAAAGGGTGATGCACTTTTGAAGTCAACGAGTGTGCCGTCAATCTTACCATCAATATGCCCTAGCACACCGTTGACCTCAACCTCCTTCTGTTCATCCGTTACGTCATGTCCTGATGTACGAGTGAGTAGAACAAGTAGTGCTTCAAGAATATCTCCAAACAAAAATTTAATACGGGTGCTTGAAGAAAGTGTCTCCTGCGGGGCTTGGTTTATTTCATACCAAATCTTACGATCAGGTTGCCCCACAAGAGACAGTCTCAGGTTGGCCTTTCTGTCGCGCTTCTCCTCAATGGATCGACGCACTGACATACTGACCTGCTCAATGAAGGCTTCCATGTCAGCATCTGATACCACACGCTCGTTCTCATCGGAGAACAAACTGTATATATCTTCAACCACGGTTTCAATGGACTTATGTTCTGACATGGTATGCCTTTCTTCTTATTGAAGCTTGGACCCACCCACTCCAAGCAATTACGCTGCTCAATATCGTGACTGCAGCCCCTTGAGTGTACTATCTCTTAGAAGGGAACATCTTCAGAGATAGTTGTGTCGTGCTTGTAGCCGCCATCAACGACAGGCAGAGCATCCTCAACTCGACCTCCGCTGTATTCTACAAGATCGACAACCTGTACAACTTGCAGGTCTGCACTCTTACCTGCACGGCCTTGGTAGGTGTACTCATAAGGCTTGTACATTACATTCACCTTGCTACCGTTACCAATCAGTGTGTCCTTGATTGGGTTCTTCTCACTGTCAACGACAGACGGTGGCTGGTTGTTATCGCCACGAGCGTTACGAACCTTACGCTTGATCGTGATAAAGTTACCACGCTCATCACCCTTGTTCTTGACGTTAAGACCGTCGCCTTGAACCGTGGCTAGATTTTCGTCGTCAAGACATACATCAATCTGCCACACACCGTCTGTATCAAACGTGGTGTTAGGTGTTACAACTGATGCCCAGTATGCGGTTCCAGAAATTACAGTCATTTACTTTCTCCTTTGTAGTGCCACTCAACGGTGGCTGTTGATGAGGTATACATAGTACTCGTTGTGTTTCAGGGTGTCAACAGTTTTTTTTCAACCGTCGAATCTTGATTCATGTTCTCTCATGTTGTTTTCTCCAGTGAAGAACAGGTCGTATTGGGAGTAGCCGTCGTCATCACGAGTACGCCTCTTGTTCTTCATGTATGTCTTCAGGTTAAGGATCGTGTTAAACCATACGCCAATTAGCACGAGCGTCTCCACGGTTAGGATTAGGTATGACATCACTGTATCTCAGGCTTAGTCATTGGTTTCTCCAGTTGGTTGATAGCCATGTTGTAACAATCCGCACGGACGATAAACCCATTGTCACCATCCTGTTCCCCACGACGAAGGAACCGTGCGTCTTTAATATACTTCTTCTTGTCGTAATGCCCTAGTACCCATGCCTTGCTGTTGTCGTAGTGGACACGACAAAAAATGTAGATGTTACAATTCTGTCGTGTATTAAAGTTTGCCACTGAACAATCGTAGTAGTCCTTTGGGGCAGTGCTGGTTCGCTTTGTCTTGACATCAGCGGTGCGTCCATCAGGTAGAACCATGTCGTACTCGTAGGTATGGCTGATCTCGCCGCCGTAGATACGTTGTGCAGCGATCTCACCAAGGAATCCGGCAATGTTGCCACCACCATGTTCAATGGAGTTGTTAAGTTTTCCCATATCGGCAGACCTTTTAGCTGCTATGATGCGATCTTCGTCTGTGAGTTCCACAATCTGCATCAGTGTGTCTCGCTCCAGTTGCGTCCTATCTTGTATTCACTGTCCAGCGGACAACGAACCTTGAGAATTTTCTCTGTCTCTTTCATAGCTTTCTTGGTGATTTCACCAAACCTTTCTGCTTGTTCACGTTTGACATCGAACTGATACTCGTCATGGATACTGGCAACAAGGTTGGCATCTAGCTTCTCCTGCTTTGCCATCTTCACGATCTGTATCAGCCACTGCTTACATATAACAGCACCCGCTCCTTGGATCAATAGGTTAAGTGCTGAGTGTGCAGACCTGACCTTGAGCCTACGCCCATCAAGTCCCGGTACGTAACCACGTTGTGCTGCCTGTTCAACACGTTGGCGTAGTGTCTTGAGTGCAGGTACGTTTGAAAGGAACTGGTCAATCAATCGTTGCCCATCCTTTGCTGTACCACCTACCACGCTACCAATCTTGGCAGCACCAGCGCCATAGATAAAGGCATAGATAAACGTCTTAGCTTGGTCACGTGTCTCCAGCCCTGCTGCGTTCTGGTTGGCGGTGTGAATGTCACCGTTAACAACCTCGTTGATAAACGCCTTATCATTCAGATAGTGAGCAAGTCCACGTAACTCAAGTGAACTCGCATCACAACCCACCAGAACTCTGTCAGGTGCTGAAGCAATCCAACACTCACGACACTCCTTGCCAAACTCAGAGTAGGAGGCAGGAACCTGTGCCATGTTGGGTGCATGGTGTGCCATACGCCCACTGACTGCCTTGAGTGTAAGCACCCTGCCGTGAACCCTACCATCGTCATCGTAGTAGTCGATCCACTGCTTGATCTGTGACACGCGCTTTTGCAGTAGCAGGTAACGTGCAATCAACTGTGCTTCAGGTATGTCCACATGCTTGAGAACTCCTTCATCTACGATGGCGTGTCCCTTCTCTGTGAACTTGGTAGGCTTCCAACCACGATGCTGTAGGTGGCGTACAATCTGCTGCCTACTGGCAAGGTTAAACTGTGGGAAGTCAACCACTGAGTGTTCACCACCAGCACACGGCCAGTCATCGCCAAGATGTGACAGCCCGACCTTGGATAGTGATCCATCCTTCTTGATCTTGGGTGAAACCTCTTTGATAAATGTAGGCAGAGGATAGAAGGCTTCTTGTACCTGTAACTCAATCTCACCTGCCATGTCAGAGAGGCGTGACATAAGTGCCATTGCCTTGGGCATGTCAAGTGTGAAGCCGTTCTTCTGCTGCCTGTCAATCAGGAACCTGATCGTGTGTTCCATCCTGACACTCTCATCGCTGAAGTTTCGTAACTCATTCTGGAGTGTGGCGTACACCCGTGCCGTCAACTCCACATCGTTGATGCAATACTTTACCATCTCGTCTGAGCAATGGGACCAGTCATTGAACTCCGTTTTAGGGAAGCCAAGTGTCTGGCCCCATGCGTCAAGCGAGTGACCGTTATCACGCATTGGGTTTGTGATTTGAGACATAATCATTGTGTCTTCGATCTGCTCCACTGAGATACGTGTGCCAGTAAGACGGTTGAGAGCAGGTGCATCAAAACTGATACCATTGTGCATCACGTAGCTTGTAATGTTTTGCTTGGCAAAGCTAGGCCAGTTGTTAATGCACTCACCCTCTCTAAAGGTGTGAACCTTTCCCGTCTCGACATTCTTTGCAACGATGCAGTGAATGGTGGACGGCTGTAATGAGTCAGCTTCAATGTCCACCACGTGTTTCATTTAGATAGTCTCCGCTGTAATGTCCATGTTCTTGGGTTCATCTGGATTGTCGCCAAGGTTTTCAACCTCGTGCAACCTGCCTGTTTCACGATTGAAGTACAGGTGACATGCAACTCCTGTCTCTCCAGCGTACCTGTTCTTGAGTACGCGAATGGTAGTTGTGTTTGCAGCATTTTCATCCTCTGCCTGTTGGTCACGCTCCATTGCAACCACTGCATCCGATAGCTGTGCGATTGCTTGTGAGCCACGTAGATGTGACAAGCTTACAGCTTTTCCATCCTCATGTCCACGGTCTGAACTTGATGACCGTCGAAGGTGGCTGACCAGCATCAAGGCACAACGTGTCTCCTCAACCAATGACCGTAGCTTGGTCATAAGCTGGTCGATGTTACGCCGCTCATCCTCACCCTCAAGACCTGACACAAGGATCGACAGGTGATCTAGGAACACCCACTTGCAGTCAAGTATCTTGACCATGTACCGTACACGGTTGAGGATTTCAGTGGTTCCAAGAGAACCAAAGTGGTCAAAGGCATAGAAGCGGCGAGTGCCGATTGTCTCCTTCTCCCATGCACGTAGCTGGTCTTCAGGAAACTGCTCACGAACCTCACGAATGTACAGGCGTTGGTTGGCTTCGACCGACATGAGATGGAAGACTGTGCTGCGGGTGTTCTCTTCCAGAGAGATAACGCCAATGTTATCGTTGGTGTTCTTGAGAACATGGTGCATCAGTTCACGCATCACACTGGACTTACCTGTGCCAGTGCCTGCTGTCAGTGTGACAAGCTCACCAGTACGGATGCCATACAGGAGATTGTTCAGGCCCTCGAAGGGATACATGCAAGTCTGTGATTGCTCCTCGTCGTACAATGTCTCTGACATATCGGCAAGGTTGATGATACCTGCTGGTGTGTAAGGCTGTGCGTTCCACCATGCACGAGTGAACTCTTCAGCCTTGTTCTGTTGGAGATACTCGTTGGCATCCTTCAGTGTCAGCTTTGCAATCTTACACTTGTTGGGTTCAAACAACTCAGCAACTGCTGATGCTGCTTCACGTCCCGGCTTGTCATTGTCGAAGCAAAGCACGACAGTCTCAAAGGAATTGAGGAAGTCGAAGTTTGCCTTCACATCCTTGACTGCACCCTGTGCACCAGTCTTGAGTGACACACACGGCCACTTGCTGCCCGTCATCTGGAAGACTGACATTGCGTCAATCTCCCCTTCAGTCACGGTGATATACTTGCCACCACCACTGAATAGCTGCTGCCCAAACAGTCGGGCTGAAGTGAACTGGCCCTCGATGTAGAAGTCTTTCTTCTCACAGAGGCGTGTCTTGTAAGCAAGTAGGTTGCCGTCAGCATCGTGATACGGGTAGAAGTGTTTGTCGATACCATTGTTGCCAATGGTTGCAGTCACACCATACTTGTTGGCTGTGTTCTGCAGGATGTTGCGGTCAGTCAGTGCCATGTTGTTGCCACGAAATGCATGTGACAAAGGCTGTGTTTTGTTTTGATATGCAGTCACTGTCATATCGGTGTCCTTATCTTTTCGCTTGTGGTAGTTGCAGGAAAAGCAATGCCCATGCCCATCGTCGTACTCAATGTACGCATCACTTGACGTACATGAAGGACAGGGGCCACGCTTTACCTCTTTGGTTTCAGGGAAATCATCAGTCATCGTCAGCATTATACACCTTTCATGCTGGTTGTCAATGTAAGATAAACATCCAAATCTTTCATATCTGAAAGTATTTGGTGTTATATCTAAGCAGTTTCGTAAATTGAGAACGTGTTCAGAACGTGGCTGTCGTCCGACACAATCAAGTCTGTCTCAGTCGTGTACTCCCACTTGCAACGTAACGCATCTGCAAGGCGTTCAAGACTTTGTAAATGTTCGACTGCCTCTTCCTTGGTGTAGAAGATGCCGCTCTTTTTGCCTTGTGCATCTGATACGTAGAACATTAACTTCTCCTTTACCAGTCAGGTTGTTTCGGTGTGATGTTTTCGTCTAGCTTATAGCTATCTTGAACTATACGCCCCACGTTCTCACGAAGGATGTCTTCAGATAGTGGCTCTGGGTAGTAAATTTCAAGAGCCTCTACATCTGAGACAGCTTTGAAGTAGTGCTTCTCAGTTGGGCTGACCGTTGTGTAATCACCATCCGTTAGATACGTGATGTCCTCAAGTGCATATTTATTTTTGGTTACACGTATCTCAAGGTTGCCCTTGATTACATAGAACATATTCCATTTGTGAAGGTGTTGGTGATAGGAACATTGCCCACCCTTGTTGATCTTGATGTGATGCACCTCAACGAAAGGTGTCTGGAGTAGGGGGCGTGTTGTCCCCCATATCTTTCCGTACTTCATTCGTCTTCATCCATTATGTCGTTCACAAACATTTGGTCTTCAGCCATTAACTCATCTGCCTCTTGCTTTGCAAGACGCTTGGCCTCTTTGTTACTGTACCCTTCCTCAATGTAAGTGGCGTACAGTTCTCGAAAGACAATCTTTCTGTCTTTT